GTTTTTCTTTTAAATGGCCATTGAAATAATCGTGACATATTAGTATATATTTATTGTGTAAGGAATACCCGTTAGATTAACCTGATTTAACGTTGCGGTAATGTCCGCGAGTAGTGAAGATATAGCTGACGGTATATTTATTGTAGTATTTGTTTTAGATGCTACATCTAAAAATGTTTTCTCAAATTTCATAGGAGCCGTCCCAAAGTCACTATCAAATAACACAGGAGGATATGCGAAAATCGGATCAGACACTACAGTCGTAGTACTCTGTGATATATAAATTCGTTTTAATATAGGATCGTAGAAATGATTTAATACATTCGTTAATTGACCTATTTGCCACTTGCATGAAGCTATCAATGCTTCCTTGACACGAAATGAATCAAAGTCATTAAATGGTGTTTGCATCGGCTGAACAAATGACGCAAGATATTTATATGCGATAGATGCACTACCTTGTGAATTTATCGAAAAATAATTCCGTAAATTCTCAAATAATAATAAACTATAATCTATCGTCTTAAAATTGTTCATTCTATGCTGATTGATAAGTGATCTGAGATAATATCGTAGCCGTATAGTTAAAATAACCGCTATATAACGTTGTACTACCTGTATATGGGTTACCATCGATCGTAGTTGACCCAACGTAGAAATCACGTATCCCTGGTACGTTACTTCTCATATATGATTCGATGTCACCATTATATAAGACACCATTGAATTGGAATGTCTTTTTAAACGTATCTAAAGCGGCAGCAACATTAGCCTGCAATGTGCTAAGATTGTATGTAGGATAATATGTGCATTTCGTAACAAAATCTAATACGTTCCCCGGTATTGAAACGATCGACACTGGTAACCCTGGTATTTCGAAATTTAGAAAATAACTTGTAAAATCCAAAAGTTGAGCACCTGATAAAACTGTTAGATTTCCTAATGCATCAGTTGTTGCAATTTTTAAAAATAATTGACCACTAACTGACTCGAATGCAGCCTGTGTAACTATTTGTTTAGTCGGATCAATAACTGCATAGACATCATTTAATGTTACTGGGTCAACGATTAAATTATCACCGTACTGAAATGCTTTTGCGGTATCGGTGTAATAACCTGACTTACCATAGCGTTGATTGTTGATTATGTCCAGAATAGTTTGTTTCGTATTTGACATCTCGGTAATAGTATCATCAACAGTTTGTGCAAGTGCTTCACTTATTTTACCATACAACGATGCATTGCTTATGTTATTTAAACCAAGCGCTACAAGATTGTTCGATATTGTTTGTAATGTCGTTGACATATTAGAAGAAGTTTTCTATCACACCGAAACGAAAATTTAACGTCCCGGAAACGATGGTTATATAAAGTGTTGTATTCGCTGCAAAATATCTTTGAATTGAATTCTGAACGAATGATGTCACATCTGTAGTTTCAACGATTTGTTCACCATTTGGTGTAGTACCAATTCTAAATTGACACGTACCTGAAACTAATCCCGATGCGATGTAATCTAAAAACGTGTTCGCGGCTATATTAATAGTCGTATTTGCATTTACGTTGTCGACCTTTACAGGTACTGCAAGTGAACTGTATAATTCTCCGAACATGGCATTTAATTTATTTCGTGTATCTAATCCGGTATCACCGTTATTGATAATTTGTTGTGACATATTTTAAAATTTAATCTATCCATAATTTTGTATCGATCCAAACACCTAAATCGTCCCAATATCCATTTCGTAAAATCCAATTATTAGCGAGTGTAGTAAACACTGACGTTATTGCATTAAGTACATTCAAATTCAAATTATTTGACGCAGGATATGTCGTTAGTGATCGTAATGTGTTATAATCTAATGTTACAGTATCAGGTATCACTAAAACCTGACCAGCTTTAAGTACAGGTGTCCATGAATCAATCCCATTTGCAGTTAGTATCGCATCGGTATTAATGATAGTACCTGTTGCATTCATTGAGACATCCTTGATGCTTTCACCTTGTTTTACTGTATACGTCATAGGTATGAGATTTCGGTGTCAATTTCAATAGTGTTACCTGCAAGATTCTTCGATGTCCATTTAGCAAAACTTGCCTGATCGTTTACGCATTGTTGTTGCCAACGATTCATCTCATAAGCAGTTTTTGAAGTTGCAGCATTTATCAAATCAGTCATTCCAATACCAAGCATAGGATTAGATATAAATGAACATCTCGAAAACTGAATGATCCCACCATTTTGAATGGAAGGATTCGCAGTAAATTCGAATTCATTATTAGAATCCAAAACTATATCCTTTGTTTTAATATTAAAATGTATGTCATTCATTAATGTGTTATTTTGCTATCTTCCAATCCTGTCCAAGTTCCGGTCTGCTTTCCTGCCAAAACGCCTTGCAATGCTGCCTGAAAAGCTGAAGGAGCACCATTCCCCGGTTCCATTACGGGAGCTCCATTAATTATTTGTAATAGAGCATCTAAAATAGCTTTATCCTTTTCACTTTGAGTCTTCAATTCCTTAGCCTTTACCATGCCTCCAAGCTGACCGCCATTGAATACCACAGTGTCACAATTAATAACAAAACTACTAAAATTTAAAAGAAGTTTCGTGATTTTATCAACCGAAATGATCTGAGGTCTACCGTTATTACCATCACGAAATCCAATTATACATGGGGAATTCAGATCAGGTATTCCAATCACCGATGCTTGGTTGTTAGTAAGTACTGCAAGTGGGACATCGAAAAATGTAGGTTCACCGTCACTTAAAACTTTAACATCAACGACAAATTTCGTTTCAGCATTATCAATACCAACGATGACACCATCATAGATGTTGGCATATCTTGTAATGTTCCTGATTGCACGATATAATGCATCAGCTATTTGATTTTCTGCATTACCAGTCGAGTGTGAATTATTTGATGACATTATGATGGTAAAGTTAAAAATGATAATTTGACAATATGTCTATAACCCGATGAATCTAATTTTGAATTTACACCAGTGATGACGTAATCACCATCTCGATCTGGGTATCGTTTATCTTTATAAGTTGCTTTTGCAAATAATATAGGTTGAGGATATAACATCGTCGTTATATTACCTGAATATTTTTGTTGTTTTACTTTTACAAGTGCTTCCTTTGCTAATTGTTCGTAGAGTGCCTGATCTCTTTTAATTCGATAAAAATATACCTCACGTAATTGACCAGAACTATCACCAATTTCAAAACTATCTTTCGTACCGTCTTCACGTATAAACCATGCCTTTACTTTATACGTTTGAAATGTAGCGGATGGTTTTTGCAGATCAGATTTTAGAACGTTTAGAGTCGTATCGTATGATACAGAATTTGTAGTATACGATGCAACATTGACATATAATTGATTACGTATCAACGTAATATTAAAACCAAGCTCCTTTTTAAGGTATTCTAATATCGCAAGAGGTGACATCATTGCAAATGTGATATTGACCATCGTCATATCTGGCAAGGGTGTTATTAATTCAACATGTGCAGCGTCGGTAGCCTTGTCATCGATCGTATCATTTACGAAATCGATTATATTTTCGATAAGATTCTTAAGCGTAATTGATTTATATGAAGTACCTACACTTGAAAATGTTTTCTTTGATCGTTTGTTCTTTTTAACGAGTACACGACTACTACCAAATGTACCAAGATTAAACCAATATGAATAATCGAGGCATTTTATGGTCATTGGTTGGCCTTCAATAAAATCAAAGACGAATCCCTCGAATACAGTAATCCAATCATAGTTATCATATTTAGCACGAACCGTCACGGGGTCACCTACTGCAAATAGTGAACGAGTCTGAGCTGTCAAATAATCATGATTTCCATCCGTGTACTGGATACGTGAATTTAATGGTAAAACTAATTTGCACTCTCCACCTACATTGTGACCATCTTTATCAATATCAATTGATACGATAGTTTTCAATTGTTTGTTGGCAATAGTAACTTCAAGATGTGCATTAAAGAACATTATCCTATTATTAAAGTTTGTCCCGGGATATTTTCAAACCCCTTAATTCTTAGACCAATATTTTTACTACCTCGGTACGTCGTAGGAGTGATCGATTCGATTATCATTTCAGAGATTCCAAGTTTGTTCAAATATGTATTCTCAATTTGTTGAACAGTGTCCTGCAACCATATCTTTTGCCAAATATCATCCAGTGCCTGTTGCGGAAATATGTAGAACGTATAATCTGAATTGATCTGTCCGTCTGCATTCTTTTCCCTTAATACACATTCAAATTCTAATTCGTATGGTTCTCTTGCGATTCTTTCTACGACCGAAACACCATCGAGAATCTTATCGATTGCAAGAACCTTTTTACCGCTAATGTAAGTAACGGTATCTAATGGCAATTGATACCCTGAAATCAATACCCTTGAAGGATTGTTTGTCGGGTCATGTTTGCTATCAAGTGGAACTTGTACCAATTTCCTTTGCGATTCATATTTCTGACGAATTACGTCATAATCTGTATTAGCCATTACATTGTCCCTCCTTGTGAATACGAAATATTATTAACGGTACGTAATATCATTTCCGCTGCATCTTTTCCTTTCTCTTTAAGGTCCTTTGATGCAACTCCTACTATTTTTTGAACCGTATCGATATGAACATTTATTGTTTTAGCTTGACCGAGTCCACCACTTGCACCTGATAATGCAGATGTATTAATTGCAGATTGTTTCATACCTCCTGTAGTATCACCACCTTTTACTTCACGTTTACCATAATATAAGTCACGTAGTTTTTGCATATCCTCATGCAAACCTGTATTACTTAATTTACCGTGAAGATTTGCATTACCAGCTTCAGTCTGTAAATTTTTTAATTCCGATTTAAGGTCCTTTTCACTTATTTTACCTTCAGCCTTTTTCTTATTTAATTCCTCGACTTTTTTATTAAAATCAACATTAAATGCATCCGTTGTAGCTTTTAACATTTCTTTGTCGAAAGCACCTTTAAATGCCTCACCAGCATCTTTACCGGCTTTCATAAAAGTATCTTTCATCTTTGTTAAATCACCTGCAAGTTTACACCAATCAAGTGTTATGATATGCCATAACACTGTCAACCATTCTTTAAATATTTCGAATGCAGTTTTTGCACCAATAATAATAACTTCAAATAAACCTTTCATTGCCGCCCTAAATGTGTCACTTTTTTGCCATGCAATAGCAAATGCAGTTGCAAGTGCACCAAGTATTGCAACGACAGCACCTATAGGGTTTGCATCCATTGCAATATTCAAAAGCCACTGTTTAGTTGCAGCAATTTGTGCGGCTGCGGCAGCGTAAGCAAGTGAAGCACCGTAAGCAGTCATTGCGATACCTATTCCAAAAATAATTGATTTGAATACGACTGCTTTATCGGATGAACTTTTGAACATGTTTATTAC